AACGATGCCTGCTAAAATGCAAAATTACCCAATTGCTTTACCTAAAATAGATTTACTTGTAGGTGAAGAAATGAAACGTAGATTTGATTATAGAGTTAGAGTTGTTAATGAAGATGCTGTAACATCTAAAGAACAAGATCTTAAAAAATTAATTGATGAAACACTTATCAATACGTTGCAAGCTGGGGTTAAAGATAAAGCGGAATTTGAGAAAAGAATGAAAAAACTCAATCGTTTTAAAAACTTTGATTACCAAGATGTAAGAGAACGGAGAGCTACTCAGCTTCTCAAGTACTTATGGAAAAAAGAAGGTTTAGAAGATAAGTTTTCTAGAGCATTTATGGATTTATTAATTTCTTCTGAAGAATTAGCAGTTGTAGATATTGTTGCTGGAGAACCTATAGTTAGGAAAATTAATCCGTTAGAACTTCATGTTGTATCAAATGGAGATTCGCCTTATGTAGAAGACGCTGATATTATTATAGAAGACGGATATTACCCGCCTGGAAAAGTAATAGACATGTTTCATGATGAGCTTACTGATAAAGAAGTTAAACGTATTCTTGATGGAGATCTTACTGATTCGGGTGAAAGTCGTTTCTCACTTGGAGAAAAAGAAAGAAGTATTATACCTACTGGAGAATTTGAAATTATTGTAGATCCTGAAACTGGAATTTTAGAAGAGTCTTCTGATGGAAGTGGGTCTAGAGGATATAGAGGAGCATTTGATTTAGATGGAAATGTACGTATTATGCGTACTGTATGGAGAGGTGTTAAAAAAATTGGTAAGATTAAATATTTTGATAAAAAAACAGAATCTATAGAAGAAGATATGGTTCCTGAAGGCTATAAAGCTAGAGAAGGAGAAAAAGTTAAATGGATTTGGATTAACGAATGGTATGAAGGTACTCTTATAGGATCAGGAAAAGATTCCATTAAAGTTAAATATGGAGCAAGACCAATACAGTTTAGATCAATGGATAACCCATCTATTTGTCATTCTGGATACGTTGGTACTTACATGAATATTAATGATAGCCGTGCTTACTCATTGCTTGATAGAATGAAACCCTATCAATATCTTTATAACGTGTACATGTATCGTACCGAACAAGCGTTTGCTAAATCATATGGAAAAATATTAAAACTTCCATTACACTTAGTCCCTGATGATTGGGATCTTGATCAATGGTTAAACTATCTATTTCAAATGAATGTGATGGTTACCGATGGTTTCAAGGAAGGTGATAAAGGAGCATCACAAGGTAAACTTGCAGGATCGTTAGGTGGTAATGATAACATGGTTGCAGATCTTGAGATGGGTAATTATATACAACAACACCTTATGATGTTGCAGTATATTAAAGAAGAAATGGGTGAGATTGCTGGAGTCTCAGAACAAAGACAAGGACAAATAGAACAAAGAGAGCTTGTAGGAAATGTTCAAAGAGCAGTAACACAATCCGCCCACATTACTGAAAAGTGGTTTAAGGTTCATGAAAATTTTAAAAGTAGAGTATTAACTTTACTATTAGAAACAGCTAAGTACGCATACAAAGGTAATACACATAAGCGTCAAATGCTTATGGACGATATGACTAATGTATTATTTGATATTCCAGGAGATGAGCTTATGGAAGCTGATTATGGTTTATTCTTATCTAATAGTTCTGCAGATAGTGAATTATATGAAAGTCTTAAAGCACTTACACAAGCTGCTATTCAAAATGATAAAATGACATTTGCTAATGTTATTGATATTTATACTTCAGATTCTATTGCGTCTATTAAACGTAAAATTGAATTTGCAGAAGAAGAAAAAGCAGAGGGAGAACAAAGACAATTTGAAGCACAAATTAAACAACAACAAGAAGCTGTACAAGCACAAATGGCAAACGAACAAGCTAAACAAGCACTTGAAGAAAGAAACAATGTTAGAGATAATCAAACTAAACTGTTAATTGAAGAAATGAAATTAAGAGCCGATGCAATGGCTGAGTCTGGAGATTATGATGATGGTCAACTTTCTCTCGATCTTAGAAAGCATTTGGATTCAATGGCAGTTAAAGAAAAAGAATTAAAAGAAGATCAACGAGAAACTAACATGAAACTACAATTAGATATCAATAAACAAACAGACGCAATGAAGATGCATAAGGACAAAATGATCCGAGAAGACAAAAAAATCAAAAAAATGGGAGCTAAGCCTGCCGCAACAAAGTCGAAATAGGCTATAAACTTTTTCAAATAACTGTAATAAGTTTTGTTATTTATTTGGATAATATAAAAATAATTTATTAATTTACATAAAAATATAATATATGAGTGAATTTTTAGGGGCGGATTTTGACTTTGAATTGGATGATATTCTAGATCCAGTAGAAACGGAAACTCCAATTGAAGATCCAAAACCAGAAGAAAAACCAATTGTTGATAAAGATAAAAATGTCACACCCCCGGAAGATGATGACAGTTTAAATATCGATGTTGACGGAAATGAAATTATTGCAGAAACTTCAGATGATGATGATCTAGTAGAAGATCCTGTAGAAGATAATGTGGGAGGCGCCGGAACTGAGGGTTCTTCTTCTTCCGATTCAATTGCTGATTATGCCTCTGCCCTTTATGACGAAGGTGCCTTCCCTGACATTGAAAAATCAGAGATAGAAAATGTCAAAAATGTAGAGGATTTAATTGATTTGAATAGAAAACAAATTCAAGCTAATGAACTTAGAGATTTAACACCAGATCAAAAGGAAGCTCTTAAAGCTTTTAGAAATGGTATTTCTATTGATGAGTTCAAACAAATGAAAAGTAATGAGCTTCAATATGATTCTATTACGGATGATCAATTAAATGAAGAAGAAGTGGCAAGTAAAATTGTCTCTGATTATTTAAAACTTAATAACACTGACCCTTCAGTTATTGAAGATTTACTGGAATCTTATAAAGTTGATGAGAAGCTGGCTGAAAAAGCTAAGACTTATTTACCTAAAATCAAACAAGTATTAGAAAACCGTAATAAGGAATCTATGCAAGCACGAGAGGTAAAAAGAGATAATGATATCAAAGAAATCAAAAATGGTATCGATTCAACTAAAGAAGTTTTTAAAGGAATAAATTTAACTGAAAAGGATAGGACTGATCTATTTGATCAAATGACTCGTCCTGCTAAAGTTTTAAAAGACGGAACACAACTAGATGCAGTAATGGTAAAACGACAGGAAGATCCTATCAGCTTTATGGTCAAGCTTCATTACTACACTAAACTTGGACTGTTTGATAAAGAACCTAACACTGAGTTTTTACAAACTAAAGCTAGGACAAAAGCTCTATCAAAACTTGAAGAGAAGTTAAATAAAGGAAATTCATCTAGTCGTTTATCAGGTTCGAGAAATACATCGGATTCGGAACTGTTTGATTTTGATGACATACCCGATGTAAAACTTAAATTTTAATTATAAACCCGATTGCAAACTTAAATTATAATGGCTAAATTGTCGCAATTTCAAATGACAGATGCTAAATCGTGGAGTGGTCTAACCACTAAAAATCACATCGGAGCGATCTGGAGTGCTGCCCCACAAAAAGCATCTAATATAATGACTATGGTCCACCAAAGTAACTTTGGTATGGATCTCGATACCTATCTTAACCAGTTTGGTGTCAAAGTACTCGATAACGAAGACGATTTTGTCTGGGAACTTATCGGTACATCTAAAAAGAATATTCCATTAGTTGAGGCTCGTCTCACTAGGAATGGTAGTGCTATAGCTGCTACAGATAAACCAGGAGTTGGCGCAAGTCGTTTCTTCCTCGTTTTTGAAGAGCAATGGTTTACAGATGTTCATGTGATCGTAGGTCATAAGAATGAACTGTATCCTCTAAGCATTGTAAATGATCCTGAACCTGAAGGAAACTATTGGGTTTATGAGGTGGAACTTATTTCTGATAATTCAGATAAGTACATGGATACTGATGAACTTGTTGCTGGAAGACGATTCTCCAAAGACTGGTCACTAGTTGAACAGACACTCTCTAAGAAAGGTGGTGGGATTAACTTCACTTCTCCTTTCTCAATGAGAAATCAATTTACAATGATTCGTATGCAACACCAAACACCTGGTAATATGATCAGTCGTCCTTTTGGAACTATGTTCAAAAATGATAAAGGACAAACCTTTAAGATCTGGACTCAATACCAAGATTATCAATTCGATCACCAGTTCCGTTTGGAGAAAAATAGAGGTCTTATGTTCTCTACTTCGAATCGAAAAGCTGATGGAACTTACGATAATAAAGGTAAGTCTGGTTTTATTGCTAAACAAGGTGCAGGTATCCGTCAACAAATGGAGGCCTCAAACACAGTGTTTTACAATAACTTCACTATTAAGTATCTTTTAAATGTTCTTCTTGATCTTTCTGAGAATAAATTGTCAATGGACCAACGTAAGTTTGTCTTGAAAACTGGTGAACGTGGAGCTGTACAGTTTCATTACGCACTCGAAGATTTCAGTCAATTGTTCCAACCTCTATTTAATGAGGATCGAATGTTCAAGAATGATGGCGGAGGACTTACTTCACTTGGTCTAGGCTATGGTGGACAGTTCTTAAGATACATAGGACCTATGGGAATTGAGGTTTCTGTTTCTGTTGACTCTCTATATTCTGATAGAGAAAGAAACAAAATCTATCACCCAGACGGTGGTGTAGCTGAATCGTATCGTTATGACATTTTGGATGTTGGTACTTCAGGAGGTGAAGCAAATATTCAAAAAGTAATGGCTAAAGGACAAGAAGACATCTGGGGATATGAGCCAGGTCTACGTGATCCTTATTCACCAACAGGTGGAAGAATGAAGTTTATGGCTAATGCTGTAGATGGTTATACTGTTCACCGCGCATGTGTGTTTGGTGCAATGGTAGTTGATCCATCTAGAACAGCTAGTTTTATTCCAAACATTCTAGCAGATTAATATTAACTAATTTTAAAGAATAAAAAATGGGAGAAGTAAAAGCAAAAGTTCAATTTGAATTACCTAATAAAGTAGTTTACATTAAACCAATTAAAGGCAGGTCTTGGTTACCTGAGAAACACGCAGCAAGTTTTTTATTTGGAGATTCTAGTATGGAATATGTTATTCCCAGTGACGAAAAAAGGGGGGTCTTACGAGATCCCCTTACTGTCGCTGAAAAGAAATTCTTCGAAGATAAAGAACTATCAGGAATGGATTTTGAAATAGGTGATTTATCTGTTCATAAAAAGAAAGATAATTACTGGCATAGTTTTAGTGTCAAATTAGACAGTAGACAATTAGTGCTTGATCTTTCAAAACCAACTGATTATCTTAGATATAAAGTATTGTTAACTAATACAGAACTAATTTGCCCTTCAGCTGACCCTGAAGCAATTGGTCGTAAATGGAGTTTTAAATATTATGTATCAGAAGAAGGTGAAGAAATTAGACGTAAAGCTACTGGTATGGATGCTGTAAAAGATGCGTTTATATCTTACAATAAAATGTCATCTTCTAATGAAGATATGATTGGATTCCTTAAGCAATATAAATTAAGAAATCCTAAATTTAAAAAAGCAGTTCCAGATGATGCTAAAGACATTTTTCTTAAAAACGAAATAGGAGATATTATTGCCGATGACTTAAATGTGTTCTTGGAAATAGTAAATGATCCTTATTATGAAGATAAGAAATTAGTTATTGGTGGATTAGAAGCTGGAGCTATAGAACTCGTAGGGCGATCATATCAAACACCAGAAGGTATCTTCTTGGGGGATACAACAACTGAAGTTGTTAAATTCTTGGATGGTAAGATGAACAACGAGATCAAGCTACAGATAATGGGACGAATAGAAAACAATAAATAAGATGACTGCAAACGAAATGTATAACACATTCCAGCTTGAATACGACAGAGTAGCCTCTGACGCAGCTCAAGGATGGAGAGAAAGTGAAGTTGAGCATTTTATCAATTCATATTCATCAGACCTTTTAAGGACTAAAACAGATGAAAGTGATACTGCTAAACGACAAAGTTATATATTTCCGTTTAAAAAGTCTGAAATACTTATTCAATCATCTGATCAAACAGGGGTAACAGGACCTAATTCATTACTTTTTGAAATGCCTACAGGTTATCCTGGACGGTCTGAAAAAGAAGTTGTTAAATGGGTTAATTGTGATTTCACATCACCAGTTACTCCTGTTACAGATGATGAGTATTTTTCTCTTAATATAGACGAAACAAAAACGTCAAACATATTGGAGTTGAGAAGGTTATTAATGAATAGACCGTCCACTTCAGAAAACCTAATAGAATTATTTTTACCGAAAGGTTCCAATTTAGTTGTAAATGAATATTTAATTACGTATATTCGTGAACCTAACTTGGTAGTAATAAACTTGGATGACCCAACTAGTGCTGTTGATTCAGAGTTCGCTTTGAACAAGCATTACGAAGTTGTTAGAGGGGCAGTATTTTACGCTTTAGAAGCGGCTGCTGACAGTAGGTTGCAGACTTTTCCTGTGAAACCTATTAATTTTAACTAAATGTTTAATTTAAAATAAATAAATATGTCTACTTTTGCACAAAATCATGTACAACAAGTGTTTGTAGGTGGTACAGCATCGTCAACAGCCGCAGGTTTAACACTAGCGGGTGCCAACACAGGAGAGATTTGTATACTAAATCCCGAAGGAACTATCATGTCTGAAAGTGATGCTGGATCAGCAACGTCT